GTAAACCGTTTGAATCGGTTCTATTTTCTTGATATATAATATATCCATCCCATGTATTCCATATATCAAGATTATTATTAATGAGTAAATTTGTGTTTAATCCTATTTCTTCTAAAGTATCTAATTTAGGTACAACAGGTTCCTCTATAGGTCTACAAAATAATTCATCACTCTCAGAACCAACAAGATCATCTATAAAATTAAAAGAAGTTTCGCTTACATTTTGAACTTGTATAAGATATACAGGATTAGAAAAATTAATTGTTGCAGGATCTATTTCAACTGTATCACTAAAAATAGTCACAGTAGCAAGACTATTATTTTTTTGTCTAAGTGTTTCACCTTTTACAACAACAGGTTTAGTTGTAAATCTTGTATTCCTAACTTTTAAGACAGAGACAGTTTTAGGTAATTGATTAAAATAAAAATTAATCGAGTCATCTACGTAAGTATCTGTTAATGTTTTTGAAGCCCTAATCAAAAAATATCGTAAATTTTTAGTAATAGGATTATATTCTCCTAAATTATTTAAATTATAATCTTCATAACTCAATATCCTAATCAAACTAGCATTATCATATTCTAATATGTTACTATAAATTAAATTTTGATCTGGACTTTTTTCTGTAATTAATTCTCTAATTATTAATCCTCTACCTGAATCAGTTCTATTATATGTCGTAGTATATGCCGGAGTCGATATTGCAATAAATCCAGCAAACTCATCTTGTACGATAGATTCTTCTTCTAAGGGCGCAATTAATTCATAGTTTCCAACTATTTGTATACCAACCTTTATTGAATCAACTTGTAATAGACTTCCTTGTATATTTTTTAAATAGATTATAAAATCATTTGAGTTTCCAATACTAATTGCCTGCTCTATTTCTGCATTAGCTGTAGTAGAACTTATTTGCTGCCCTTTGCTTAATGATATTGCAGAGTTGGCAACTTTTATAATTTTACTAAATTTATACAATATCGTATGTTTATTATTCAAGAAAACATTATCAATTTGACTGTATAATCCATCAAAGGGCTGTCTTTCTACTAATTCTAATTGGGTTTGATTGGCATTTGTAAGGGTGTTCCAGTGTAAAACTATTTGATCATCTACTTTAATACCATTATAAACTGTAGATGGAATTCTAATAATAAGATGATCAGTAGTCTCTTCTCTCTCGTTGTATGTTCCTGTAAATAACAATGGAAAACTGTAAGAATTTTCAAAATATAAATTATTATCATACAACCATTTACTATAATTAAAAAAAGCGTTAAATTCTTGAGCAGAAGATTCTGGTAATATATCAACTAATGCCCTATAATAATTTTTTACTCCAATATCCTTAACTTCATAATTTACAATATCTCCTGAACTATAATTCATAGTAGGATCAAAAGTTCCTTTTATTCTAGTTTTTAAATAAGATGCATCCGGTGCGCCAACAATTATATGATTGCTGTTATTTTCTACATCAAGACTTGCTCCAAATTTATAAGGTATAATGTGTTTAAGGAAAGATATTGTTATAGTATCATCTGCTAAAATAGCAGATGTCATTATTACTTGATTATTCTCTACATTAATGCTATAATTTGCTTCATTTATTTTTTCACCATTTTTGTATACTAAATTTATATTTTCTACACTATTATTTGTTATAACAAAAATAATTCCTGCATTTTCCTCACTATCACCAATGTTAAACGACTCGCTATCTGGTTCTTCAGGTGATAATATTTGAAATAATTTCCAATTTTGATTTATACTAGGCCTTGTATAAACATAAACAATTCCGTCATTTTGTAAAGGATCTGCTATTGCTAACACTGTATTTCTATCATTAATACTAATTTTGTTTCCAAACGATGTAATATTTTTTGCAGGATTTGTTACAGAGGTAGAAAGTTTAAACTCGTGATTAATTTGATATACACTCCAATTTTTATCAGCATCTTCGTCTACCCAAATTTTCTTATTTAATTGATAATCTTTTAACACTAACTGTTCTAATCCTTGTAAATTAGAAACCCTAACAGACGAAAAAATACTTACTATTCCAGTTGTATCGCCTTGTAAAGAGTCTGTATTAATCTGGACTAATAATGCTAGATCAGTTAATGCACATATAATCTTATTAATCTGAATATCCGTAATTTGAAAAACGCCTGAAAAAGAACTTACATAATCATTAGCAATTACTGTAGAATCTTGCCCAACAAATGTAATTTTTTCTACATTACTTACACCGACTATTTGTCCTATTTGAAAATCATCTTCTATATCAAATTCAAATTCTAAGGCAAGGTTGTCTGTACCGATGACCTCAAATTTGATAAATTTATTATAATTTTTATATTGATATATATTCCAACCATTTGGATCATTACCTATCCAAAAATATTCGTTTACTTTAATATCATTTAAATTTACTTTTAACAAATCTGTATAATCTGCAAGTGTATAATCTACATCACTAGGAGAAACATAACCTGCATGTTTTACATAAGTTTTTGTATTATTGAAAGACGGAAACGGTGAAGAACTATTACCGTCACTAAAATATGCTTCAGTTGGATTTATTCTATAAATTAAATCTATATTATCTTTATTGTTAACATTTATTTCAACAGGTTGAGGAGTTAATCTAAATTTTGATTCATTTAATTTAAAATCAAATTCATAAAAATTATCTACAGCACCGTAAACTCCTTGCCTAATTGCCCATTCTTCATAAAATTCTAAACTATCTTTATCTGCACTTGCTAAAACATCAAATAGCTTTGTAAGCGAATTTTTAGAACCTTTATCTTGTATAAACCCTTGATAAAATTTAAATTGGCTTACATCATTATTAATAATATTCTGTAAATAATTCCTTTTTTGATAACCAATTAAATGTTGAGCCATTTTTTGTTGTTCTACATCTAAATTATCACTATCTAAATCATAAAAATCTTTAAACTGTTCTATCCTATAATCAAAATTAGTGTACAATCCAGCTTCTTTTAAGGTATCAAGTTTTTTCCAATCCGTAAAATCAAAATTCTCAACTGCATCAATTTTATTTTTAGCTACAAAATAAAATTCTTTATATTTTACAATATCTCCTACATTATATGCTACATATTGTTGCCATTCTTTAACTTTTGCGTCATCATAAAAGAAACCTGGAATATCTAGTGATCCTTTCCATGCATTTGTTCTATAACCTATTACCTTAATTCTTTCTTGCCTATATCCTGAATTTTTTTCATATATTATATCATTAAATTCTGTTCTATCATCTATAATAACTACATGCTCTGCATAATTAGTGGGTATTCTAATAAAATAAATACCATCATTACCTGTAGTTGTTACACTAAAATTATTATCATTATCTCTATTAAAGTTTACCTCTGACGTTTTAATCACTGTTCCATCAGCTTTATATATAGAATAACCTTGGGAAGTATCTATTACATTACCAACACTTCCATAATTTGTAGAAAAATTTAATCTATCTGCACCTGGACTCACTGTAATTAAAGAACCTGCACCCCAATTTTGAGTTGTCCAAAATAAAAATTGTTTTACTGCATAGCTCCAATCTGCAACTTCTAACTGGCTTTCTACAAATCTATCAAATGTAAATCCAACTGTTTTTAAATAATGACCATAACCATACAAAAAATCAACAACCTCTTGTATATCATATAATAACGTTCCGTAAGATAATTCTTCGACATTTTGTGAAAAATATCTCCTAGTTTTTGCATCAACTCCACCAACAATAGGTAATCTAGGCAAAGTTACAAATTTAGAATTATCAAAATTATCACCACTTACATGCGTAATTTTACATCTATAAAAACTATCATCACCAACTTTTACTATAGCGTCAATTGCATATGTTTTACCAGCTTCCCATGTAACATATGACTTGCTTATACCTCCTACATTTATTGTTGTATCAGCATCTCTCGGTATTATCGGAATGTATTTAAATTTAGAATAAGCTGTGTCATAACCGCTAATATACCATCCTTCGGCTTGTTTTTCAATTACAACACCACTATATACATATTCATCTATAGGATAACTTTTTAAGAACAAAATATCATAATTTTCTAATGGAATAAAAACATTTCCTTCATTTAAAGGTGTTCTACTATCTAAAATTAATTTAAATTTATCTTTATCGGTAAATCCTCCAACTTTAAATGAAATTTGATTATTTAGAGATACTAAAATATTTCTATAATTTTCATAATTATTAAAAAATAAAGTATTTTGATTTTCTGCAATATAATTAATAAGACCACTTGTGTAAAAATTTTCATTTTCTACATATGGAAAAACTAAGTCTTGTAACCTAAAATGGTTTTGTGTAGGCAAATAAATAATCTGCTCTGAATCATTCCTAACTTGATTAGCCCTATCGAACCCTGTTCCAAATACATAACTAGGCTTACAAAGTATCAAACTTTTTATCAAACTAAATCTATAATTACTCGATCTTCTCCAAACTGTTTCAACAGGAGACCCGTCACCAAATACAAAAGATTTTTTAATTAATTTTTTATCATAATATTTAATTACACCAGATTTAGAAGGACTTACTAAATTTCCTTTGTTATCAACAGGAATAATTTTTGTTAAGCCTGGTCTTGTATATTTTTTATTGATAAAAAAATTAGGCTGTCTAATTATGCCTTTTTCTATATCTGACCACATTAATAAATTGTCTGAGGTATATGGGTAACTTCCATATTGATCATCCCACCATATTGGTTTAATACTAAATCCTAGCATTTCCCATGGATGCGTGTGTGGTCTATCAGTATCAAAAAGGTATGTATAAATTTGTCTCCACCACCCAGGAGATACTTCATAATTATCTAACTTGCTGCCATTATAATTGTAAGTAAAACTATTATTAACATTAAAATACTGATGCATAGCATATTCAACATTTATAAATCTTGTCCATTTTATAAAGTCACTAATTAATGGATCATTTAAACTGCTTCTTGTTATATTAGTATTTCTATAACGACCAGGAATTACTTCATTAATATCAAACAAATTTGTATCATAATTTATTTTAATATTGTTATAAATTCTTTTTTCTATTTCTAAAATTAATTCATCTCTAAAATCTTTATATGCATAAACTAAACTACCATCATGGCCTTGTATGTATACATTTCCTTCATTCCATTCGTCAAAATAAATAGAATCTTGTGCGCCTCTATTTTGATTGGATTTAGGCATATAAAAAACGCGATTTAACCCAGCAAAAGTTATAATAACACATTCATTATTTTCATCAGAAATACAAGCTAAATCATAATCTAAATATAGAGGATAAAACCATCCTAATATATCATCATCATTTGGCTCATTTTTTTGCAGTCCATAAAATTTATATGGTCCTTTATTTTCTTCAGTAATAAAACTATTATTAGTATTATCTATAAAAATTTCTGGAATATATTTAGGATACAAACCTAATTTCGTAGGAGTAGGTGGTATATATGATCCATTGGTATTGTCATACTCACATATTTCTATAATATCGTCAACTTTTTTAAATCCAAAAAAATCAACAAATCCTTCAGTGTTAAAAGTATAATCCTGACCATAGATCAATTGTTTACCATTTCTATAAACGCTGACTGCTTTATTACCCAACATATTGTTATTATGTATTTTAGACAATTGAAAATACCTTTGATCAGTATCAACTATTATTTCTTTGTAAACAATTACCCCTTTACTGGCAGCCATATCACTGAAAAAATAAGGATCTTTATTGTTTTTTCCTTTTGTATATTCATCTAATATTAAATCAACATGCTCTTTAATTGGTCCATTGTAACCCAAATCATTAGCTATTTCTACAAATTGTCTTTTAAATTTTCCGTATAAATCGTTTGCATTATCAATAGCGGCTAACACATTTACATCTTTATCTAATAAATGATAGATTGACAAATTTAATGGACAGGTATGTTTTAAAAATTTCCTGCCATAAATAGATAAATTACCTAAATCTCGTAAATTACTTTTTCCAGGAAATTTTCCTCTAAATGATGTACTTTCTTCTACAATAGTAGAACCGTGATCTATAACTTCGCCAAGAGTAAAATCTGTAACGTTTTCATTTAAAGGATTTCTTTCTAAACTATAAGGTAATTCATAATATCCGTTATCATTTTTTATACTTTTATATTTTGTTTTTATAATAATATTATCTTTTAATTTTATAGGTATAACAAAATTAATAAACAGATCATCATTTACATTTCTTTCTAAAAAATAATCTTTATCAAGCTCTTTTATATTTCCATTAACATAAACTCGTAACCATAATTCTTTATCATCAATATAATTATCATACACATCTATTTCAAATAAATTTGTTACATCTTCTACTACATATTGTCTAATTACAACTTGTTGTGTTTTAGTACTAGCAGTTGACCACCCATTCACAGACACATAATCAGTTAAACTACTGTATTTTCTTAAAAATCCAATATCAGTTTTTACTTCAGTAACTAGATTATTATTATTTGTAAATGGAAAACTATCTTGTAATAAATTGAATTCAAATATTATATCGCCACTATTAACAATATTTCTATAGGATAACCCAAACCCTAATTCAACGTCAATTGTATTAGAGCTTTCTTTATAACTAAAAATTTTATTTCCACTAAATTGTGAAAACGGATACACATTTGAATCAGTAAATGCCACTCCATTGTAATCATACATATCAAATAGTGGAGCTTGATTAACATTATTTTTTTGTTGACAAATCTTCCACTCATTTCCGTCATAATACAATGATTTACTTTTATATGTTTTTCCTTCTCTTACTAATACATTCTCATTTTCAATTGGATTAGTATCAGGTTCTTCAATAAGTGTAATTTGAGTATTATTGTTAACTGTAATAAATTTTACTTTAAAAATTTTGCCTTTAACTAAAATATCATTGTCAGCTAAAAAAAGAATCCTAATACCTTCAGTTAAATCAACTCCGTCAATATTATAACCAATACTTCCTTCTATTGTAGAAAAAACATCTGTTGTTACGTCATCCACTAACCAAACATCATTTTTTGCAACTGTTCCAAACTCAAACAATTTTAAGTTTTTTTCAAATTCAATTATTGGTCTTTTTGCCCTTAAATTTTGATTTATTTCAATTGCTTGATTATTAATTTTTAATGATTGTTCTATAACGTCAATATGAAACCATCGGTTGTACTTGCTCCACAAATTTCCATCTATTGAACTTCTATTAATTGTTATATAATCTTTACTTACAGCATATCCTAAAGCTTCACTGTATGGATATTGATCAAACCCGTTATCATCAAACGGTATTTCTAAATCATCTACAAATAAACTAGACAATTTTAATCTATTTGTGTCTATAAGCTCAATTTTCTCTCCGACACCTTCTACATAATATTCTCCAGTACTAAATTCTTCTGGAAAAACATTTCCTGCAAATTCTATCTTCATTCCATTTGATAAATGAAAGCCACCGCTTGTTAAATATGACTTTTTTCCTAAAATTTCTTTATCTACATTTATTTCAGTATTTTCTACAACATCAAATATTTTTATAATACCAGACAAATTTGGATCATCTTTAGAAATATAAAAAAGATTATCAGGTGCTACTTCAGGAACAACAAACTCTATTATGCCATCGTCAACAAAATCAGCTGTAATTTCTAAGCCATCTCTGTCTATTTTTTTAATACCATTAGTATAAATTAAAGATGAATTATATTCAGCATCAATTTCTTCTCCTGGTGTAAATGTTATTCTTGAAACAAATGCGATAGGATAATTTGGCGTATTTACATCAAACCTATAAGTTTGTCCTCTATATAAAGTAAGACTAGGATTATTTGTCAATCCATCTGGAGTAAAAATATATGTAAAATTATCATCATTATCGCGCAAACTTACAGTATATTCACTTACTACTTCTTTTGATTGACCAGAAATAGTAATTGTTTCTGGTCCGTTTGGTAACCAATAATATTCTCTAAAATTTATGAATTTATCCCAATTGATATGGGGATTCCATGAATAATATTCTTGACTGTTAAGAACACTATGATCTAAATTTCCATGTCTAATTTTAATGAAATTAATATAATCATTATAATCTGCAAAAAAATTAATATTGTTTAAATTATCTTTAGATATAGTAATTGGTTCTAACTGATAATTTTGTCTATCTGGTGTTATATCATTTATATAATTGTCATTTGCATCAAAAGCTTTTGCATTTTTTTTACCATAAAAACCGTTTATTTTTTCAACAACACCAGGTTGAACCATTTGATCTAATGTAGCATTTAAAAATTTTTTATTAAAATCTGTCCTAAAATATTTAGGTAAATGATTTACTGTTTCTCGTCTAGGTAAATTATCTGCCGGTAATGCTGGATCTGTTTGATTATCTTTATACGCCATTAACTATCCTTATTATGAAGACTGTATTCCTGTGTTTGCTGAATAAGAACTAACAACAACTGCTCCAGTTGCTTTAATTTTATCTGCACTAATTTCATCAATAATTTCTATATCGCTTACTGTTGCTCCACTAATTAACAATTCGTCATCTTCGCATTTTATTTGATAAAGACTTCCATATACTTGTTCAATTTGAACTGGAACTATTAATAATGTTGTAATATCCGGAGCCATTTCTTTAATTATATAAGCTGATAATTCAGAAAAATAAAATGTTTCTCCAAAATCCCAATTTGTTAAAGAAAAGAATTGATTTATATAAGTTACTATTCTAGACTTTACTTCATTATCATTTAAGACTAATTCAGTATTTTTTATTACTTTAAATATTACCTGCAATGTCTCGTCTGCTTTACTTCCAAAAATTATTCTATATTTGGCAGGATGATATATTAGTTCATCTGTAATTGATTTAATAGAATTTAATTGGGTACCATAACTTACATAAAGTTGGTCACTTGATAATGGTAACGGTTTTGTTGTAATAGTATTATTCAAATATTTTCTAAATTGAGTATCATAATCTGAAGTTAACACGTAAACATCAACAATGTTTGTTTGACTTGGATCGATACGTGCAGATTGATCAGCTGCGTGTTCATATTGAAACTTTAAATTATTTCTACCTAAAAATGCTTTATAATCAACTATTGTATCAAGTAAATTTAGATTTTTATTAAATTTTTGAAAAATATTTGTATCAATGTAATAAAATATTTGATTATTATCATATTGACTTAGCGGTCCTACATTATTTTTTGTTTGTAAAACTATGATTTCATTATTATTATTAGGAAAATGCTTATATCTCTCTACTCCATTTACCGAAAGATATTTTTCTTGAAATACAAAAGAATTTAATCCATTGTTATAACTAGGATTTACAATCTCCTCAAACATACTTTCATCATCTGATATTCCGTCATCGTCACTGTCAAAAAACTCAACTGCAACTTTATCACTTGTTACATATCCTAATTCATCTCTATAGGATTCCATAATTTGCCAATTGAAATCTTGTGTAAAATTTTCTGTTCCCTGTTGATCATTATAAAAAGGCAAAGTATTAATTGACAGAACTGAGATTTTATCTTTGATAATTTTTCCAGTTCTGTTATCATAAATTTTATCCGACTCGTCAAAATAAAAATTTACTTCGTTTTCGCTTTCAAATATGTACCTAGCAGCTCTGTGCTCAACATCATATATCTCTCTCGATGTTGTAAATTTTATTATCCATGTTGAATCTAATTTCTGGCCAGTTATGTCGCCTGCTTTTCCTTCATTATAGTTATCTACAACATTTAAATTTTCTTCTTTAATAATTTGCCATTTAGCAGTGCCTCTATCAAATCGTAAACCAAATGTTTGATAAGCTAAGATTAATGACACTACTTCTTTTTTTACATCATCAGTAAGTATTTGAGATACAAAAGGTCTAATTTCTGCTAATATTGCACCAGTAGGAATAAAATCATTTAATAAAACTGGACCATCGCCATTATCTAGCTCGTTAGTACCGTCATTTTCAAATTTTATACATTTAACCCATTTATAGTTTGTTGAATTTTTATAATCTGCTTTACCAATCTTTAAATTTCCATCTGGATCAAAATGCATACCGTTAGGCGGTACAAATTTTAACAAACTATTAGGCCTAATAAATTTTAAAATAGACTGGGTAAAAGTTCCTAAAACTTGTCTAATATTGTTGCTATTTTGTAAATACCCTGTAAAGTAATTTACATCATTATAAACATCTACCCAAGTCAACCCTTGATCTACATATGGAATAGCAGCAACTACATGAAAATAATAATTTTTCGTTTGTGTTGCATTTAACAAAGGATTGATTTGATTTAGTAAAACTTTTTCAATATCTAAATCTGTTTCAAAAGTAAAATTAAATTTTTTTGTAAAAATTTCTTTATATAAAATTCCGTCTGTAGCAAATAAATTTGTTTTACTATATTTTCCTGTTGCATCTTTCAAATCAATATATCGTGAAATGCCAGATGATAACCTGTTAATACTTTTAGTTTTTACAATTTTTGTACTTGCTAATAATGGTCCAATCTGATAATCTTCTGCTGTAATTAACCGATTTTGTGTATAATAACTCATAGGCGCTCTTTGCTTTATTGAATCATTAGACTCTGCTATAGACGCATTATCAACTGTATACTGTAATTCTAAAACTAAATTTAAAGTTTCAATTTTTTGGCTCGCACTTGTATAATCAATTGAAATACCAATGCCTAACATATCTCTCGGATTTATTACTAAATTTGAATTTCTACTTGTGCGATAATAAACTCTAAAATTACCTTGAGGAAGCGCACCAAAAGTTCCATCTGAAAAAATTAAACTAATCCTGTCATTAACCCTAGTTAATACAGAATAAATATTCCTTATATCTTTTCCGACATCATTATAAATTATATTGTTTCCTTCAATTGCATCAACTTTTGTCCATAATTCATTTATTGAAGTATCTGCATTTAGTGAATATAACCATACATCGTCATTGTTTATATTAATGGAATCTATAGTTACAATTTGATTAGCATTTGGACTTTCTACTGTAAAATTTCCTTGATCTAAAGTACCTTGTTTAAACATAACGAAAAATCCAGTATTAATACTAGCAGGTCCTATACCATCTTCTCTGTATAAAAGGCTAAATTTATCTCCTGGTAAAGGTGCTTTTTCAATAATATCGTTTGAAAAATCAACAGGAACTATTTCAAATCTGACTGTCTGACCATCGATAGATTTTGCAAAATTAAAAATAGGTAATCCTGTTTGCGATGAATTTACTCTATATCTTTCTGTTAATAAATTATTAATTGTATCACTTTTATACGGTTGTCCAAATTTATTATTGACATCAAATGCAGCATTTAACACTCTAATGTACTGCTCATACCAGTTATTATTACTAGGGTCATTCCATATAATATTTTGCCCTTCTAAATTTAGATTGTTAGAATCAATAATGCTTTCTGTTGTTCTTACACTAGTTATTTTCAATAATCCATTTGCACAAATATTTCTTTTAGGACTATAACTTAGTAATCTTGCTAATCGTAATACACTTTCTCTACGCTCGGCTAACTCTAAAAAGTTTTCTCTAGCATTTAAATCAATCCTAAAAGATAAATTTTGTCCTAAGAATGCAATTAAGTCAATTAACGCTATATATTCTGAACTTTCAATATAATCATTAAAATCTTCAGGATACTTTTCTCTTAGATAATTTATCATTACCCTGCGAAGACTGTCAAAATCATAACTTTGAAATTCTGCACTTGTATAACTTTGGTATATTCTTTTCCAGTCTTCGGCTACTAATAATCTATTTTGTCTATCAGTTGATGCCATATTAAATCCTTTTATGTATTTATTTGCAAATTAAATACGCATTTTACGATGATAAAAATCCAGCTCTGCGATCAAATGCTAATCTCATTTTGTCCTGTATATTATAAGGAAGGTAAATCAAATCACACTCAACTTGTATTCCACTTTCATATTCATCTACAATTACACTTGCCATTTTAACCCTTGGGTCACTTCTAATTATTCTGTTTACATTATCAATTATTAAATTTCTTAATTGTGGAGTTAAAGGTTCAAACAAAATATCCCATAAAATTGTACCAAATGTAGGATCAGATAACTTTTCTCCTTGTCTAATATGAAAATGATTTATAATATCTTGCTTAATTAATGCAAGATCGTATAATTGTGAATTTGTAGCACTATTGATGGTGCTTATACCACGATAAGTTTTTGATCCTGGTTTAAATCTTTGCGTTTTGTTAGCATTTTTTATTGTAATATCTTTATAAAGATTTGTAAGATTCATCATTTACCTTTCTTAAATGTATCGTCTTGAGCTCCTCCGTTAAATATTAGAGGAGTCTTTATTTCTTCTTGTTCGTATTTTATTGCAAATTCACACGCATCGTCAATTGATATTGTACTATCTGTTTTATCTGGATAAAATGTTTTAGGTTCTAAATTTTCATGACTGTAATACGGTTCGTGCATAGGAATACGTATTGGTATAAAAGTATGATGAGCACATTCAGGTAACAATGCATCAATTGCAGGTTCTGCAGTATCCGCTGTAATACCATTTGATCCTTTAGCTGATCCGCTTCCAAAATATTGCAGCTTACTCATATTATTAATAGGTGCATTATATTCATTACTTGCACCAGCTGTTACATAATTAATATTACCTGCTTTTATATGATTACTATTCATTGCTGTCATATAGCAAACTTTTGATTTAATTGCAGCAGTAACATCTGCATAAATTCGCATATTTAAACCTGCCTTAATATGCATATTTTTGCCTGTAAACTGTTTAAAATCATCTCCAGACTTTTGATCAAAAGTTGTATCAGCTAAATGGAATGTTGCTTTATTAGAATGCTGATGAATGTTATTTTTTGCTAACAAGAAAAAATCTCTATCAACAGTTGTATGACTATCTTGCGAAACTTCTAATTTAAAATCTCCTAGTTTAGGATGAGTTCCTACTTTCCAATATACATCTCTACTTACATCTATATACAAATTATCACCTGGTTGCTCTACTGTTGGTAAATCTTCAAAACTATTCCATTTCCATGTTCCGTCTTCGTTCTTAATACCTAACTCAGGTCTCAGTGCAGGATCTTTTTTAACTTCTGCTGTACCAACTTTCCAATGGGTAGCATTGCCAGATTCTAAACGCATTTGCTCTCTAGCTTTAATATTCACATTACCAGAGGCTTCTAAGTTGATATCTCTATTTGCTTTCAAATTAAAATCAGTTTCAGAATGTATACTAACACTATCATCTGTGTAAATGTCAATTTTTCCATTACTTGTTAATTCAATCCATGCATTGCCTTGGGCGTTAATTATGTAGATTAAATCTTCTGTATTATGCATTACTATTTGATGACCAGTTCGTGTGCGCCATCTCGTAAGTTCATTATGCGGTAAAGCAACATCTCCGTCAGTTTCTCTTTTTTCTACGTAAGCATATTCAGGAGGATCAGTGTTTGCAGGTTTTTTCCTTAGAATTTTTTCATCGCCGTCATCCATTACAAAACTTGTGCCACCTAATCTACTAAAAGGAATATTTGTTTCGCCAAACTTTTCTCCATATCTAGCCTTAGGTTTACCACTACGTCTATCAGGGTGTCCTGGACTACTGATTCCTAAAACCATACTAGGAACCTCTCTTCTAGCACTAGAAGTAGTCGTTCCTCGAGTTTGGTCTACAATATTATCATCCCATTTGGTTAAACCCTGATGCTCTAATATATCGGCTCTATCTTTATCTACAGATTTTATGTATTGAGTAGGATCATTACCTGTTCCTGTTTCTAGTACTTTATTGTATTCGCCAACAGGAACAATCTTACCAGTATATTTTCCATCTGGGTCGTTACTATAAGTTGTTGATGCATTGCCTGGCATCATAAAATTCATATATTTGTCTTGCAAACAACCTATCCAAAAACCATATCCAAAGTTATTTTCTGCCATTAATACTAGAACTTTTACATTCAAATCAGGAGGAACTCCCCAAAAACCATAACTTTTTTGCGTATAATCATAACCAGGATTGTTTCCAACTCCTTTTCGTGGAGTATTACCCATAAATGGACTTACGTATGAACAAGGTATATAATATCCAGTACTTTCTCCTGGACTACCAGCTTCTGTTGTTTTTAAAATTTCAACTTCGATTGAACCCATGTATTCTGTATCTAAATGATTTGTAACCCTACCTACATAAGGGCCGACTCCTGTCATCCAGGTTGGTTTAGACCCCCTAGAATATTGGGTACGAGATCCTTGACTTGCCATTACAAATAACCTCCAGAATTAATTATAGATTGTTCAAATTCATCTAATCCTCTCATTATGCCTTTTTCAGGATCTGCTTTTTGTTTTGTATCAACTCCTTCTTGATTTCTTATCCTAATCATTTTTAACTTTTGTGTAAATTTTCCTTCGGCAAAACTATGTACAACTGATATAACCTGATATATACCACTATATGCAGCAGTATCTTCTAAGCCAACACCATTGAAATCCATAAATCCATTATCAGCGTTTGTATCAAACGGTGTTCTAAAATTTACAATAATATGCACTTCACTATCTTGATAATTCATTGTTCCGTCCTCATTTACATTTATAAACTCTTGACTAGGTATTGCATGGAAATTACCATACCCACTATCAGTTATAAAATAAGGATCACCCCAAATAGTCATAGTTGTGTTTACTAAATCAACTGGACTATTAAGAAGAGCATCGTTAAAATCTCTTGCAACTCCTGTGCTAAGTTTGTCTGGTTGCCCTCCGCCTACTGATCCTGTTTGTGTTTTTGGACTTTCTTCTGTCGATTTACTTCCTGACGAAGAATCTGTAGCAATATTACCCGGCACAGGTGGTCTGTGTTTTTGTGTCGAGACACCTGCCCTTGCATCTTCCTCGTCACTTTTTATACTACCTTTATCTATTCCGCCAAACGGTTGGGCTGCAAGATAGAATGCTTTATTAAAATTAATATCAAATTCAAGTACATTATCATTTACACCTGTAAAAATATAATTATATTCTTTTGCACATTGCTTTCGTAATGCAGCCGTAATACTAGGTTCTGAACTAGACTGGTATCTACTTATATGGGCTTTATACGGTACAACCCTGTAAACATACAACCTTGGAGGTTTTCCTGTGTTAATTTCTTGCGGTGTATCTTTTAAATTATAAACTTCTACATCGACCCTGAACCAAGGTATCATTCCATATCCGTCCGGCTTTGCATCTGCAATTGTGCGACCATAATCGCTTAAAATAACTACTTCTTCTATAATTTCTTGTATCGTTGTTCCGGTTTTAAAAGTTAAAGTAGATAAATTGTCACTTACCTGTATTTTTCCTCTTTCAAAAATTCCATCTTTGTCATCTAATTCGGTAAATCTTGGTCTGCCAAAAGGTTTTTTTGTTCCATCTAAAAATGAATCAACAAGTTTTCCCTTACCAATTGCATTATTTGTTTCAGCTGATTCTGCAAATGTTCTTGCTATTTCTCCTAGATTACTCCTATTAACTGTTACACCCAAAATTGTCTGATCTGGATTATCTAAATCATCAACAAATTCTCCTAAACTTGCAGTATCTTTTTCATATACAGAAGACTGATACAAATCAGTTGTTTTTAAAGCACCTGGACTTTTATAATATAATGATGTTGTTTTTGTTCCATCATTATCAGCAACTTCTCCTACTTTAAATGTAGAATCTGTCGCTTCTTTAGGAAAAATTATTACATATTCATTTGCTGTGGTTATTTCGCCTTTGCGTCTACGCTCTTGCTCTCGAGAATTAATAATAGAATGCAAACTATCTGCTCCTGTTTGCAAAATTTCTTTTACTGTTCTACCAGTTAATTTTACATCAGCTTTTAATGCCTGTACTTCGTCTAATTGTCCTTGTTCAGTCCACGGTATTGCTTTTATATTGTAAACACTACCACCTTCGGTTACATTAAAATTAATATCAACAAATTTAAAGGGTAGCAACCTGCGTAGATGTTTTTTTTCTAAATAATTTCCATCACTGTCCCATCCTTTAAATTCAACAGT